CTCGTACCGATCAATGAACTTCTGACCAAAGCGGGCGGGATTGGCTCCAGTCTTGAGCGTATCGGCAACGACACCGCCCACGCCGATGTTCTTGGAATACTGCTCGTTATAGGTTGTCCTGCTCCCAATCCCCTGACGCGTTCCAGTCGCTTCCAGCACGTCTAGGAAGTTGTTGAACCCCTTCCAGCGTTCCGCTCCGTTAGGTAACGCCTCGACAGCTTCGCGAAGATTGAGCCGCTGCTGAGCATTGCCGACAAGCTGCGTTCTGAATTTCGCACCGCCGGCCTGGTTGGCCCCGGTCTGTAGGTCCTTCGCGGCCTCGTTGAACACGCTCTCGACGTGAGCCCGGACAAGATCGGTTGCCGCTTTTGGGTTACGCCGCGTCAGAGCTTGCACCGCCTGTCCGATCTCATGTTCGCTGTTCGGAAGCGGGTTCTTCGGAAAGAGAGCATCGATCGCCTGGCGCGTCGTCTGGTCCTGTTTAGCGAGCCTGCCGACATATCCGTCCAACAAGGGTTGTAAGACTTCCCTGCGCCCACGCTCCTGAATTTCGAGCGCCGTCGCGTAATCTCCGCGTCCTCTCTGATCGTCCACGGTACGGGCAATGTTCCGGATTCGCGTCGCGTCGCTGCCATAACCTGCCGACCGCTGCATATTGCGTTGCGCGTTCACCGCGGACGACGCATTTTCTTTCGCAGTATCGAGATACTTCTTGACCTCGTTCAGGAATCCAACCGAGTTGTCAGGAAGATATTTGACGTACCTGTTTAGCTGCGGATCACTCCTGACCGCCTTCGCCGCTTCTGCAAATCCCGGAACGGCGCGAACCTGAAACATCTCCTGCGGCGTTAACAAGGTTGCCTCGGCCTGCCTATAAAATGGCTCCGAAGCGTCGTTGATAGCTTTGCGGGTGAAGTTCACTTCTTCTTCGGCCGCCCTGCCCACCTCTCGGCCAATGGTCGACGGATTGCGGTTCACCGGAGCGATGTTGTCAAACTGAGAGCGGGACGCCTGCTCGACCTGCTGCGGGCGCTGGCCGAAGAACTCGGCCATTCTGGCTTCGGTCTGCGGCGACGCCTCAAGATGCCGCATGACGTTCGTCAGAACCGGCCGCTGCGCGACCTGGCTCAGCGCCTCGGGCCACGCCAAGTCAATGCCTTGCTGCCGAGCCTGCATCATCAGGGCTTCGGCCTGATCGACCATCTGCGGCGTGACGCCTTCCGGGAGCTGCGCCTTGATGGCCGCCGCCGTTGTGCCGGGCCTGTTCAGCAGAAGCGAAGCACCACCCCCGCCTATAGCACCCACAAACCTAGCCCATGGCTCGACGCTTGATCCCTTCGTCACCTGCCCGGCCGTCTCGCTGGCGACCGCGGGCAGAAGAACCTGACCTGCGCGCTGGACCAGCCGCCGACCTACCCCGCCAACAGCGTTGGGCGCAAACTCACCGATGGTTTGGGCGTATTCCTCCACCTTGCCTTGCGGATCATGAAGCGGTTGGCCGTCGTAGAACTGCCGCTCGATCTCTTTGCGAAGCTCAGCGCTGGTCGGGATTGCGCCAAAAATGGTTTGTGACCGGTCAAGAAGCGGGCTCTCGGGCTGACCCGTATGACGCTCGTATGCGTTGCGGCCGGCGCTCATCAATGAGCCGACCGCGTCCATCACATCGCCAACGGCGCCACCGATCCCCGCGACGCCGCGGGCCACACCTGCATCCATCGCACGGCCGATACCCTTCGCCGTCTCTGCGACACGGTTCATGGGAGACATCTTATCCCGCAGCGCAAGCAGTTCCTCGTTTGACAACGACGAAAGATCACTCGTCTTGCCAATCGCTCCGGTGTCAACCGTGATGCGCTTCACACCCGGCGTCGTCGGACTATCCGACGTGCCCGACATAGATTCACGCAACGTCAGAAGCTGTTCGTTGCTGAGCGAAGACAGATCGACCATCAGCGAAGTCCGCGGCGTTGGATTTCGGCATTAATGTCATCAACGCTTGGCTGACCCAACGCCTTCGGCGCACTCTGGCTGCGCGGGAACAGCGGATTTTTCTCGGCATAGTCGGCTAGAAATTCATCAAATCCAGCGTCAATTCGCCCACCGTTGCGCCTGGCATAGTCGCGAGCAAGTTTTGCAACTTCCTGCTGACGCATTGCCAATTTGCGGCGCATATCGATGAGCTGCCGGTTCCCATCCGGAGAATTTGAAAGATTTGCGGTGGTCGCATTGATGTAATCACGATCGCCATTCGAAATCTGGTTGCCAAGCGAGCCACCGGCGGCGTCAAGCACTGTCTGATTTCCAAGTGCGCGGAAGGTTTCGGTCGCACTTGTGGCTTTCGGGTCTTTAACGCCGAGAGTGACCAGAGCCTGATTGGCTCGCAACGCAGCATCACCTCCAAAGCCAGAGTAGAAATTGGGGTCTTTCGTCAGACCCTCCATCAGATTAAGCGTGCCAATGGCTTTTGTGGCGTCTCGTCCAGCCTTTTGAAATCCGACAAATGCTTCGCCATAATCTTTGCCAACCGTAGTATCGTAAGCTTTCTCTCCGACGTTGTTAACGGTTGTTGCGTTATTGATCTTCGTCGACTTTGCTTCTGCCTGCTGCTTCAAGAACGGTAAGAATTCCGGATTCTTTGCCGCATAGTTGAAGTTCTGAATATCGGACGTGGATTCCGGTGACAAAGCTTTCTGCATTGCCGCCGCTTTTGCTGCACTATCCAAATCCCCGGCACGTACGAATGTGGCCAGCGCTTTATGAAAATCTACCCCACCACTCGAATTTGGGTCTGAGGCAAAAGCTTCTCGCTGAAGCGCACGTTTCTGATTGGCCTGCAGGGTGTCGCCCATGCCGCCGAGCATCTTGTAGAAGTCAACCTGCGGAGGGCCTGTGATGATGCCGTTTGCCATGTCTCACTTCCCGCCCGGAGCAAAGCCGCCGATGCCAGATGCTTTCAGGGCGAGATTGGCCCCGCCGAGTAACGCATTCCAGAAGTTGCCGGACGCGTTGTACTTCGCAAGATCAGCATCCGCGTTCGCATTGCCGATGCCGGTTTCGGTGTTCCAGCCGTACCCGGCCTTTTGCGACGCAACGCCGCTCTCGTTCGCAGCTTGGCCGGTCAGCACGCCGGCCTGGCCGGTCGCCGCACTCGTCGCGCCGCCGAGGTTCGGCGCGAGCGCAGTGAGATAGTCACCATACCTTTGGCTCGCGTAATCAGTCGCGAGCTTCGTCGTATCAGCGATCGTGTTCCCGCTTGCCAGCATCCCGCGCGCCGCGGCCTGGCGGTCATTGAGATTTACCGCCATGTCGATGCCTTCTTGATATCCAGGCAGCGATGTAAACGTCTGTCGCGCCCTGGCAATACCTTCCGCTCCGTTGACGCCGGTCGCGTCGTTGTAGGCATCCTGCCCAGCACCGAACTTGCCTGACAGCGTCGTGAACGGAACGAGCGCCTGGCCATACAGGGCGTTCGCGTTCGTCAATCCAGTATCGAGTGCACCGGTCGCGGACGTCTGCCCGGCCCGGAGACCGGCGATCTTAGCAGCCGCAGCATCCTCGGCCGGCTTCGATGAGAAGATATCGAAAATGCCCATGTGATCCTCAGATATACGGCGCGTCAGGCGGGGTGAAGTTGGATGTCCAGCGGGCGATGCCGACGCTCAGGCGAAACTCATCTAAGTATTTTCCGGAGCTGTAAGGAACGGAAAGACCAGTACAACCCACACCAAAAGCTCCGCCGGAATCGTAATTGATAGCTCCAGTCACGCCTGTCTGGATGGCGTCCTGAACGCCGTCGATGAACAAATAGGCGGTAGAGCCAGATCGAACCATCGCAATGTGATACCAGCGATTGGCCGCGACAGAGGTGGCCGAAGTCAGGAGAATGTTCGTGCCTGTCCCGGAGTACGCAGACGCTACAATCTTGTTTGAATTATCTCGATAAACATAGAGCCCAACCTGCGATAGGGACGCGGATGGCCTCTGTTGACCGCATATTCCCTGAAATCCGCCAGCAGACACACCTGCGGGATTCCACCAGCAATCCACCGTGAAATTCGAACTCCCAAGATTCAGGTCCGACGAATTTGGCGTATATATTCCGCCGGGGCTCCCACTGGTGAAAAGGCTGGCATTTCCGAACTTCGAAGCAGCCGTCGTAAGAGTCGCACCAAGTACATGCCACGAATGGGCATTCCCACCCACATTAGAATCGACAAACGCGGTGTCGCCGTTCACCCCGTCGAAGTGCAGCAGGATTTTCGTGTAGCTGTCGTTCCCCGGCACGCCGTAGCCGCTATGGAAGCCCACGCCGAACCTGCTCACGCGGTCAGACTCCCGACCAGGTCCCACTCATCCGTCGCGCGCTTGATCAGCGTCGCGCCTGCATAGCGGTTGAGCAGCGACTTGTTCCCGTTGAGCGAGTTGATCGTCACGCCGGAACCACTGAGCGTCACCTTGCCCGCGCCACCCTGAATGACATCGATCTGCGTACCGACCTGAAAGGCCACAGATGCGTTGATCGGGACCGTCACCGACACCGCCGATGAATTGGTGAACCGACAGTATTTTCCACTGTCTGTCAGCGCAAAGGTGTAGCTCGTCCCGGTCTGCTCATTGATTGCGCGCAGCACGTCAGACTTGGTATCGTCCGGTGGCGGAAAGACGATATCCGAGAGCGGCTGCAAGCCATTGAGATACGTGAGCCTGTCATACCAATCTTTGGTAGGCCGGCCAGAAGCTGGATCGACCATCGCAACATCGGGTGGCGGATTCCGCATAACCATTGCTAGATCGCTCTCGGATCGGTACTTTGGGTCGCAAACATGAATGACGCGTAGGTCGGCGACGAGATATCCAGGCGCCACCGCCGCCCTTGCCACCGCGACCGCCCGGTGCACGACACTAGCGATACGATACCTGTTCCATTTGCCTGAACGCCGAGATCGCGACTGACCGGATTGCTCCAATGCAGCCCGCCGTCGTCGGACCAGGAGACTTCCACCTGCGGCTTGGTGCCGGATGGATCAGGACCAAGCGCATCACCGATACCGGTTGAGAAGTAGAAGTCGGCCCGGCCGACCACCTCTCCTGCGGGAAAGTCCATCACAGGACCGCTTTCGACCCTCAATCGAAGCGGTGAACCAACCTCATCATAGGCTGACGATGAGATTTCATGTATGTTGCCAGTCAGCGTGTCTCCGGTCAGCCATTTGCTATAGGCGTAGATCGTGCCGGCAATGCGCGATCTTGGTTCGAGATAGCTGTCTCTCTCCTGCCATTGGCCATTATTGAGATCGTACACCCAAGTCCAACCGGGCGACGACAGTTGCCAATAGGCGTGACCGCGCGCGACATAAGCGGTCGCCTCAAGCTCTCTTTTATCGATAATCTTCTCAATCAATCCGTCAAGATCTGGAGGCGACAACTTCTCTGTAGCATAGCCATTGAGCGTCCGAACCGTGTTGTCATTGGCAACCCAGATCGGGCCATTACCGAAACCGCTCTCGTGACCGGCGACACAGTACGGACCCGCTAGACCGTAAGGGATCACTACGTTACGCGAGAGTGGGAAAGGCGTCGTCCCGGCGTCGACCCATACTTCCGTCGTTTCTGTTCCAAAGAGCAGCATGCGGCCGCCCCACGCGACGCCACGGACAAGACCGTCAGGCTTCGCCTCGGCTTTGCCGAATGACAGCGCATTAACGCTTGTCGAATTCAGATCGGTGGCAAATACCCGCCCATCAGCGATCGTGAACACAAGGTAGCCGTCCACGACGTCGACAGAATTCGGAGCCGGCAGATCAGCGTCGGGATATCCGTTGGCTACCGACGTCGGCGTGAAGGTGGCGATATTACCATCTGGATCGACAAACACCTTGTCTGGCGTAGCAGCGTTGTTCGCCGCAAAAAATCCCCTCCTTGTTCCGTTCAGGTTTCCGATCTCGACGGATGCCCCACCGGTACTCGTCAGCTTGTCTAGCTTTCCGTCGAAAGCCAGATAGAGAACGTCATTGACGAGAAGCGAGCCGCGATATCCGCTCTGCGCCGTTGTCCCGAAAGATCTGAGTCCCGGCGCTCGGCGGATAACGCTTTTATTTGGGCCACGGTCGCCCAACGCTTCGACCATACCATTCTTAATCCGACCGCCCGCCTCTTGGGATCGAGCCCCAGGACTGCTTGTGACCGGAAACGGAATGGTGCGCTTTACCATCGGACGCGGCGCCCGTTTGGAATCGCACCATCGATGCGAAGGGTTTGCCGGATCTGCGGCGGGCGGGAAATTGTTCTCAGATCCTGCTCGGCAAGCTGCGCTAGCGCCGCCAACTTGGCGTCGGCTGGAAGGTTGAATGCTGCGGCCGCAGCATTGGCCAGATAGTCAGCGATCGGTAGGAAGGCCGTAGACTCGACCTCTCCACCAGAGGGACCAATGGTGCCTTGGTCCTGCACGTAGTAGATGCCGAGCCCGCTCAGCTTTTCGCATACCGGGTCGACGAGGACGTCCATTTTAGAGACGTCCTCGTCGGACACCGATTGTCCGACTGCCAAGATGCCGAGATTGGCGAGAGCCTGATTAACAAGCTCTCGCCTGGTCTTGGTCGTCATGCCGAGCCATTCACGCGGGTTGCGAGCCGCGGATCGATGGCCTTGCCGCCGAACAGGATGTCGAGACGCCACTTCGACACGTCGTTGGTACCGTCATAGACCGGGATGACGCGAACCGACGTGCCCTTATAGGACTGGCGGCCCACATCGACGGCGCCGGGCGGCGACACCAGCGGAACCATCACCAGCGCGAAGGCGTTCTTGTGGAACACCAGGTTCTGGCGATCCTGAGCGTCGGCCGCGGACTGCCACGTCACGGCCTTGTCGTTCAGGTCGGTAACGCCCGTCGTCACCGCCACGTTCTGGAACGCGCCCGACCAGATCATGGCCGGATAGAACGTGATATCGGCATCGCCCGTCGTGACCGCGTCCGAATTGGCGTCGGCCGTAACCACGAACTGCTTCAGGAAGGGCAGCGGCGCTTTGGTCACCGGATTGACCGCGTAAACGTCGGCAATGGTGAACACGTCGCCCTTCTTGATCGTCTTGTTCGTGCCGAGTCCGTCCATATGGACGGTCTGCGTCATGCTGTCCTTGACCGACGAGTAAGAAATCGTCGCTGAGGTCACAGACTGGTCGACCAACCCGTTGGTCCGGCTCCCGGCCTTATGGGTCAGAATGTTCTGCGACATGAACGTGTTCACGCCGCCGATCTCACCCAGCGAGCCCTTGCGATAAGCACCCTTGGCCGCGTCCTGGATGTACAATCCAGTCTGAGACCCGAGCAGCGCCCAATGGTCGGCCGGCGATAGCACCGCAGACCTAGTGTCCTGCGGAACGGCCATTTCGTCCATGCGTTCCGGCGCCTTCGCGAAGTCGGCATACGAACCGATTTTCTTGGTCGACGTCCCTACCCAGTTCGGGACGCTGGCGTACAGGCCCGACAAGTAGGTATCGACCGAGTTGGCGAGTTGGATCATGGCAGGCTTGATGACGCGCTCTCCAAGATCGCTAATCTTCAGGGTGAGGTCCTGCGAAGTGAATTCGAAGTCGACGCCGCGGCGCTGGTCGACGGTCAGCGCCACCTTGCCTTCGGTCACGTCCTGCGTGCTCATGGTGGCATTGGTGCGCACCGTGAAATCGGTCGGACGCCGGATCGAGATAGTTTCACCAACCTCGTATCCGTTCACCTTCTTGGAGAACTCATTTTCGTATCCGCGATAGACCTGCTTCGCGAACACGAGATTGTTGTCGAGATGCATCAGCGCTTCTTTGGCGATGATGTCAGCCGTAAGAGTGGTATTGGTAGCCATATTCGTGTCCTTCTGGCGGGCGCATCACTGCGGCCGCGCTGGGCTGCGCGTCGTCACGACGGGCAAGCTGATTGATGGAGACTCCTAGCCTTCCCATCCGGACTGGCGCTTCGCGATGTAGTCATCCATCGACGCCGCTTTCGGGTCGAACGACTGCGCCGCACCGCCTGTCACCTTGGATAGAGGTGGTGGAGTGTTGGTCTGCTTCTTCGCTGCCGGCATACGCACAGAGCCTTCCAGCCGGCCGACCTCTCGTGCCAGCTCGCGCCCGCTCATGGCGTTCAATTCCCGCAGCTTCTCGGGATTCTTTGCGAGATTGTATGCGATGAGCGCACTCTTATCGGACGACATGATTTCATCAATCACGTCATCACGGACATTGACGCCACGCATCTCGGCCATGACTTCATCGAAGTCAGTGATCGTGCCGCGCGCTTCTTCTACACGCTCAAGATGGGCGATCTGCTTCTCGCGCTGCAGTTCACCTCGCTTACTGTGTTGTTCAGCTAGTTCCCTTCGCTGGGATTCCTCGCGAAAGAGTTTTCGCATATTGTACGCATTTCTGGCGTCCTGATATGCGAGCCAATCGTTCGGATAATCTTCCTCTTTTGGAGGCTTTTCCTGCTCAGCCTCTGCCGTCGACGATGATCGTCGACGAAATTCCTCAAGCTCGCGATCGCGTTGAGCAAGCTCATTCAGCAGAAACTCGTTGCGACGCTTGAGGCGCTGGGCACCGGACAGCCGTTTCGGCCGGTCCTGATCTTCGCCGCCTTGCTCGTCGTCGCCGTCGCTTTCCTGCTTAGCAGTTTCATCCTGCTCAGCCTCTTGGCCCTTGGCCTGTTCGGCCTGAGCCTCGTCGTTGGTCTGCACTTCACCTTCAGCCGGCGCATTCGCCTGCTCGTTGGTTTCGTCGCTCATCGTTCACCCATGAAAAAAGCCGTCCATCAGGACGGCTTGCACCCACAGCGACCGGCGCGTCATGCGCCGATCATCACATGGTTCTATTGAACCGCGGCCTGCCCCTCGACCGGCCGGTTCATTTTCTCCAGCGTCGCGTCATGGCGCTGCTGTTCGCGCGCATGACCGGCGTTGTGATCGTCGATCTCCTTGGCAATTTCAAAGCGATGGCGCTCGTCTTGATGGGTTATGCCCATACGCTTGCCGTGAAGCTCCGCCAGCTTGATCTGAAGTTCGGTCTCTGCCTTTTCCGCATTCGCCTCGGCAGCTCGCGCCTTCGCCTGGCTTTCCTGAACTTCGGCCTGCAACTTTGCCATGGCGGCCGCGATCTCAGCTTGCCGCATCTGCGCGGCTTCCGCTTGCTGCTGAGCTGCGGCTTGCTGCTCCGGATCAGGCTGCGGGTTCTGGCCGGCCGCTTGCTGCGTGGCCTGCTTCTCCTGCCGCAACTTCGCCTTGATCGGCGGCGGCAGGATTTCTTCCAGCCGCTCTCCAATCTCTTGAGCGTTCGGCCAGTCCTGGGCCTTCGCCACGAGATCGCCGATAACGCCGGCCGCGGGCGGAAACGCCCGGATAAACTCGTTCATGCTGTCGCGGGCTTCCTGACGCTTCGTGGCGTAGTTCGGCCCCATCTCGACGACGACGTCATAAGACCCAACGGTCAGGTCATTCATGACCTTCTCAAGGCCGCCTTCGATCACTGGCTTATTGATCTCGATGGCGCTGAGCTTGCCGTCCTCGCCCATGATCCGGATGACACGTTGCGTGTCGTAAATATGGGGGATCAGGTCGACGATGATTTGCCCGGTGCGCTGCACGGCGAGCGCAAGATTGTCATGATAAACGAAAGTCCCAGTGTCACTCTGCCGATCGCGGGCAGCAATAGCAACACCGGACGTCTCATTTGACCTGGCGCCGAGACCAGCGTCGTAAATGCCGATCACGGATTTCATGTCCTGATAGGCTTGCAGCCGTCCGGCCTGGATGGCCGCGCTCCCTTGCGGCGGAGCTACCCGTTCAGGCTTACCAGGCGCCTGCGGATCAGCGTCATAGATCAGGACCGGGAAGTTATCGGTATTTGCCGAGCCCCACAGGTCCATATGGTTCTGAACCTGCTTGATCGTCGCGATATACGGCGCTTTTGGCTGCAGCGCTACGACTTCCGCATCGGCGGACGCATAGTAGTTCAGCATGCGCTGCGGATCGCGCGCGTATCGAACAATGCCGTGCCGGTAAACCTCCCGACCGATCCTCACTTC